AGGTAACGCATATGCTTCTGCTTATACAGACCAATACAATGGTTCTTGGGCTAACTCCAATGGTGATGGAGATTTAATTGCAGAATATTACAACTTAGATGGAACTTATATATTCCATATGACATCAGGAACTATTCTTGACTTCATACCTAACCCACTTGATAGTGGTCCAGCATTTGTCATTGGCAAGAAATTTGCCTTTGACAGATTGCAAGGACAGTATGACCAAATCATAGGTCTTATGGCTTCAATGGCAAAGATTAATGTGATGTCAATAATAGCTATGGAAGATGCAGTCTTTACAGAAACAAACATATCTGGTGAGATAGAATCAGGACAATATCGTAAAGGTAGATTCGCTGTAAACTATTTATCGCCAGGTACACAAGTCAGTAAACCTGCATCAAATGTTCCTTATCAAATTTTTCAACAGATAGATAGAATAGAACGACAACTTCGTGTTGGTGGTTCTTACCCTGTTTCTGATGATTCACAGTCTCCACTTAGCTTCGCAACTGGTAGAGGATTAGAAGAACTAGGTGCAAGTATGTCTCTAATGATTAGAGAATATCATACTGTTATGGCTGATGCTATAGAGATGATTGATTCTAAGAGATTAGAGTGGGATGAGAAAATGTATGGTGGTAAGACAAAAGCATTATCTGGTTATATGGATAATAAATTTTACTCTGAAACATACAATCCATCACTTGACATACAAGGATCATACAAGACACGCAGAGTGTATGGTGCTATGGCTGGTTATGATGAACCACAAAAAATTGTTACAGGTTTACAGTTACTACAAGCTGGTATCATAGACACACAAACTCTACAAGAAAACTTAGATGGATTAGATAACCTTGTTAGAGTAAACGAAAGAATTACAAAAGAAAAAGCAGATAAAGTTTTATTTGACACATTGTTAGCACAAGCCCAACAGGGTGATGCCAAGGCAACTATGGCTGTTGTACAAATAAGAAAAAATCCAGATGATATGCAAAATATCTTGGATAAATTCTTTACAGCAGAAGAACCAGAGATACCTATGGCAGAACAAGAATTGCTTGGGGGTGCGACCTTACCACCACAGGGTCCACCACCAGGCATAGCACAGTTACTACAAGGATTAGGTGGCTAATGTCAATTAATAAAAAATTTGCAGATATAGTACACAACTCATTAGGTGATGTTGATGAACTTGGTGATGATATATTAATGGATGAAGAAGTTTTCCAACCAAGAATATTTAAAGATGAAATGCCACCAATGGTGTTTCCTTTTGGTTATATGATAATCAGTTCAACTTTTATGTATTATGATGATGAGGAGCAAGATGGCAACGAGGAGTTCTAGTAACAAAGGTACTGATAGGAGAGCATTAAATGTTCCACCACCAGCACGAAATACACAAGACAATACACAAGCTGTAAGAAGAATACCTGGTATGCCTTATGGTGAACAACAAGCATTAACACAACAGCAACAAGCTGCACCATTACCAAAAGATACTACTCCACAAGCACAACCTGCTATGAGGAGACCAATGCCTAATGTAGATGTTTTTGGTGGAACACAAAGAATTAATGAACCTGTTACAGCAGGATTAGATTTTGGTCCAGGTCCAGGACCTGCTATACCACCAGAACAAAATGTAAATGATTTAATATATCAGATGTACGCTATGACAGGCGATATTGCATTACTTCAGTTGGTGGATTTTGACTAATGGTCATTAAAAATTTTGGTTTTGATGATGATTTGTTTGATGACAACTTCCAATTAGAGTTACAATCTAAACAAGATGTATCTCCAGTAGTTTCACAAGAAGAAGCAGAAAGAGCAGCAAGTATTGCAAACTCTTATCCTAACTTACCAGCTAGTGTTATTGCTGCTGCTGCAAAAATGGGATTAGGTTTTAATGACAATAGATTAACTGATATTGCTAAAAAAATAGAACTACAAAGAGAAACACAGTTTAATAAAATTAAAAGATTTGTTGGAGAAAACCCATTAGCTAATCAAGTAAAGAACAATAGATTTTTTCAAGTTATTGGTAGTCCTATAGACAATATACTTAAACCAACAGTTAGAGGTGCTGTTACAGGATTTGTAGATATATACGAAGCTATATTTCCTGCACTTGCTAGAGCAGAAGAATTACAAGACCAAAATCCAGATATGTCTTTTAGTGATGCTTACAAACAAGCAGTTAAGGGTACATTAAGAACTCCTAAAATGTTGGAAGCAATTAGATCAGGCGAACAATTTGATTTGGGTAGAGGTTGGTTAAAACTATCTACTGACCCTTCTGATACAGATGAATACAAAAGATTAGTTGCATCAGGTTATGACCCAATACAAGCAAGACAATATGTATTAGATAATGTACTTGGAGAACAAATAGATGTCGAAGCTAGAGAGACAGCAGAAAACATTGTACAGTTTCAAGGTGAATTAGGTCAGCAATTTAAAAACGCAGGACTTAATCCTTCTGTATCTCCTGGTAGAAAAGTATTTCAAGAATTAGGTTTATATGAATTGTACGAACCTGGAACTAAACAAGCACAGTTTGCTACTGGTGCATTAGACTTTGGTTTTCAAATAGCATCACCAGAAAACTGGGTAACACTAGGTATTGGTCAAGCAAGACAAGCTAGTAAAATGTTTAAAGCAGCAGAAGTTTTAGATGATGCAGGTGTAATTACTAGAGGTATAAGAAGTACATTTCACGGACCAACATTACAACAATATCTTGCAGGTAAAAAAGGTAAAGATTTTAAACAGTTATTATTTGAAAATGCAGACAATCCTTTTGAAATAATAACTCGTACAAAACAATCAATAACTGATGCAGGTTTTTTTGCAGATTTAAAGAAAACAATAAAAGATAATAACTTAACAACATATGATAAAAATGCAGAAAAAATATTAGATGATTTCTTATCAGAAAAAGTGATAAGAGAAGGTTTAGATAAAGCAGAAGGTGTTGGATCAGCAAGATTAATTGATGCTTCTAATATGTATGTACCACAAGTTATTCGTGGTAATGGATTACAAAAAGCTATGCAATTATATTTTGCACCATCATTTGGAAGATTAGTAGATGCTAATGATTCTGCTGGAGCATTAAGAGATTTATATAGATTTGGTTTACAATCTAAAGCGTTCTTAAAAGAATCAGCAGAAGGAACTAACCTTGCTAATAAACTATTAAATAATGCTATAGATGCTTATGGTAAAGGTGGCGACATTGGTGCAAGTTTAAACAAAGTTGTAGCAGACTGGCTTGAAGGAGATATGTATAAAGCATTAGTTGATTCAGGTGTAAAAGAATCTGTAGCAAAAGCAGCTACTAATATTTCAAGAAAATTCAATGATGATGCAAATATTGCTGCCGATATGAATAAAGGAGTTTATGGTATTGATGGACAAGGTAATAAATTTCCAATAAATGAAATATTAAAAGCAAATGGAGTTCCTGATGAAACTGTTAGTACAGTATCAAGAGCATTATTCAGTACACAAATAAATAACACAATATATTTACCAGAACTTAACAAAGTAATAAAAGCTGCTAATCAAATGAGTGATAAATTAAAAAGAGGTAATCTTACTAAATTAGTAGATCAAATTGGTGGAGAGAAGTCAGAAGCATTTATACAATTTTTAGATTGGTATAACTCTGATATATTCAAACCACTTGCTTTGTTAAAACCAGCTTGGACTGTAAAAGTTATTGGTGAAGAACAAATAAGACTTGCAGCAAGAGGTTTAACATTTGCACCATTAGCACCAATACAGATAGTTGCTAGAATGTTTGGTCGTTCTGTTGGTACAGAAGATGCAGGAAAACTTAGAAAAGGTGTTGATCCATTACTACCTAGTGAAGCAGCAGGTGGTTCTTTTGCATCAGATTTAGCGTATCAAGATGCTCTAACAGGATTAAACAATGTAAGAACAATGAGAAGAAAAGCAGTTAATCCTGCTAGATGGCAAAATGTTGGTAAAGGGGATAAAAATTATAACGAAGCAGTAGTTAGAACTATTTATCAAATGATTAATGATGATGCTGTTGTTGATATTGCAAAAATAGAAGCATCTGCTTTAACACCATTACAAAAGCAACAAGAATATAGAAAACTTGCAGATAGATTAAAAAATGGAGATTTAAAAGAAAGACTAGCAAAAGTTGTAGGAGAAGAATCCCATCCATTTAATAAAGCATTACAATCTGATGAAGTTGCTTTAGAGTATGTATATTATTTAAGAGCAAATGTTCAATCATCTCTTGGTGGAAAAGTATTTACAGATCCAGCAACAAGTGCATTGAATTGGGTTCAAAGTTCTGCAAGTCAGCAATTATTAGAAATGGTTGCAAATAAAGGTAAATTTATTACTAAAGAGGGTAAATCAATGGATTTTCTTGCAAGTGCTGCTATTGCAAAATCAAAAGCTAAAACTGAAAAAATTAAAAAGAAATTAGGTGAAAAAGATTTTGAACAAATAGCTGATGATTATATTAAAGGAAAAATATCAGATGAAGATTTAAAAGTTGTTGCACCTTTATTTAAAGAAGCACAAGATGATTTAGTCAATTCTTTCTTAGGAACATATTATGATGAATTGCCTGGTCTTACAAGAGGTTATATTGCACCAACATTTGAAACTGAAAGTCTATATCAAAAAACAATTAATAACGCCTTTGAAGTTTTAAT